ATTAGATAATATTCCTTATTTTAAAGAAAGTGCTAGAAAAGATTTTGGTGGTGTAGATAACCCAGAACTTTTAACAAGAATATATACTACAGCTTTAAACGGTATTAAAGGTTCTGATTTAAATATAGACCTTAAAAATGAATATATAAGAAATTTAAATATAGAATTTAATATGGATGAAAATATGGGAATTATTGTACCTGACTTATTTACTAGAACTGAAGAAGAAGAGGAAGAAAAAGAACTTAGTCCATTCTTTCAATACGAAACAAAGTTTAGAAAAAATCCATTATCATAAAATTAATATATGACACAAGTAAAAATAAACACAGGACTGTTTGGCTCACCTATACAAACATCTTATACTCTTGATGACCTTGAAAAAGATGACGAGTTTCAAGAAACTGCTGAAAGATTTTTAGAATCTATTGGTGAAAAGTCTAATGATGTTTTTGAATACTTAAGAGATTCTGATTTTAATTTAGTTTCTGGTATGCAACGTGCCATGCAAAGTGGTAAATTTAATCAACAACAAAAACAAGACTATAGTTATCTTCGTTCTAAGTTTGATAATGCAGACATGGGTAGTCTTCGTCAATATCTTGAACTTATAAAAGATGCTTCTGTTGATATAGTTACTGACCCTACATTAATAACTGCTGCTTTAACAGCTCCAATAACAGGAGGAACTTCGTTTGCAGCTAGACAAGGAGTAGCTACAGCAGGTTTAAAAACTGCAAAAGCTGTAGCATCTAATAAATTAAAAGACGTAGGTCAAAAACAAATAGCTAAAGCAACTGCTATAACTGGAGCAGAGATAGGAGCTTGGACAGGTTTTGATAATCACTTCAGACAAAATACAGAATTAAATGTTGGTTTAAGGCAAATGTATTCTAAACCAGAGTTAGTAGGTAGTACAGCTTTAGGTACGCTTACAGGTGGAATCTTCGGAAACTTAGCACAGCGTAATGCTTTCTTTAATAGTAGAATGAATAGGTTGTATTCTAATGATGAATATAGAGCTGATGCAGGTAATGAATTATTATTTAAAGCTAGAAAAGCTAAAGATGCTATTAAAGCAGTTACTATAGGTAAACCTACTTCTATACTTAAAACAATTGCAGAGTATTCTCCAACAGCTAGAAAGCTTGGTCAAATATTTACTGAAGACTTTGAAAGGCGTTTAACAGAAAGAACAACTAAAAGATTAGGTTACAGTTATGCAGAAGACTTAGATGCAAGAAGGTCTAAATATTTATTCTTATTTGATATTGCTTTAAAACCAATTAGAAAAACTGGTAAGATTAGTCCGGATGATGAAATCGGAGTTATTCGTATTTTAAGAGGAGATGATGCTTCTGCATATAGACCTGAAGTTCAAGAAGCAGCTACTAATCTTAGAAAAATGTATGATACTATTTTAAAAGATGCAGAAGATGTAGGACTCGAGCCAAACAAAATTGAAAATTATTTTTCAAGGTCTTGGAACAGAAAAGCTATATTAGATAACGAACCTGAATTTAAAAAGATGTTAGTTGAAGATGGTGTTGTACCTGCTGATGAAGTAAATGATGTTGTAAGAGGAATGTTAAATAAAAACAATGAATTATATTCTTCTCATTCTAATTTACTTGGACAAGCTAGAAGTTTTAAAAATTTAAATGATAATAAATATGAAAAGTTTTTAACTAATGATTTAATACCTGTAGCTACAAATTATTTTATGAATGCTGCTAGAGCTATTGAACATAAAAAAACATTTTTACTACCTACTAAAGCAGAAAAACTTGCTGGTAAAACTGATGAAACTGTTCTAAAAGGTTTCCAACAATCTAATGAAGACCAGTTTGTTGAAAGATATATAACTAAAATAGATAATGAATTGGCTGCTGTTAGAAACGGTAAAGGTTTATCAAGAAGAGACAAACAAAAAATTGTAAAGCTTTATAAGTCTGTTACAGGACAAGTAGATTACTTTGATTCTGGTTTAATACAAGGTATTTATGATACAACTAAACTTGCAAATGCTGTAGCTTATCTACCACTAGCAACTATATCTTCTTTTACAGAAGCATTTATACCTTTAGCAAAAGCTCCAACAAAAAGCTATGTTAAAGGAGTTTACGATGGTATTACAAAAGGACATAAAATATTTACAGATGAAACCGTAAATGTAATAAAACAAAAACATGGGCTTAGTGATGACGCTATTCGTAGAGAAATGGCAAGTGTCTGGATTGGTATAGATGAGGCTATGGCAGATGTAACTAATCGTTTAGCTGGTGAAGGATTACAGAATGAAGTATTACAAAAAGGAGCCAGAGGATTTTACAGATTTAACTTACTTGTACCTTGGACAAAAACTGTACAACTTGCATCTTTTTCAACAGGTAAAGATTTAATTCAATCTAATTTAAATAAATTAAATAAGTTATCAAAAGAAGGTGTAGAAGTTATGAGTGACTTTGCACCTGTTAAAGCTCAAAATTTAAAAAGTGAATTGTTTGATTTAGGTGTAGATGTTGACCAAGGATTAAAATGGTTAAATGCAGGTGCTAAATTAGACGATGAATTTTATGAGCAAATCGTAAGAGGAGCTGGTAGGTTTACTAACGAAGTTATATTACAAACTTCAAGAGAAAGAGCTAAAGTTCCTTTATATATGACTAATCCAAAGTTTGATATCTTGACACAGTTTTTAAGATATCCAACTGTATTTAGTAATACTATCTTAAAAAACTTTGCAAGGAATACAATAACTAACCCAGCAGTAAATGCTCCTAGATTGACAGCTTTTGCTATGATGGCTACAAATGTTGCACTAGCTACAAACTATTGGAGAAGTAGTAAAGAAGAAAGAGATAGAATAAACGAAGAAGGTTTAGATAACAAAGATATTTTAAGAGCTTTTCAAAGAATAGGTTTATTAGGTCCACTAGAGCATGGTTATAGATATTCAGAAAGTTTGTCTTATGGTCAAAATCCATTAGTAGGTTTAATTAATTTAGGTGGACCAGCTATAAATGATATTGTAGGAATGACACTATACGATAGAGGATTTTTAGAGACTGCTGCTAGAAAAGCACCTTTAATAGGCACTAGAAATGTGTTAAAAAATTATACAGGTTTAGACCCTTATACACCTTTAAAAGAAAAAGCAAAAGAAAAAGATGATGAAATAAGTGCCTTTGTTGAAGATATAGCTAGAAAAATTTCAATGAATGCAGAAGAAGAAAGTGGAAGAACTAAATCTCAATTAGAACCTATGACTAGGTCAACTTTAAATACTGGAGGTTTTGTTACTGCTACAGGTAATTTTCAATCAACATCAGAAACTGAACAAGAAATAGATAAAATTACAGGCGATGCAATTTTTAACTTCTTTAAAGAAAGAGAAAAAAGAAGAGATGAAGCTCATCAACAATTAATAGAAGCTACTGAAGAAAAAGATGTTAGAAAAGGTTTTGAGGCTTTTGAAACTTTACCAGTTGGAGAACAGATAGCTGGTTATATAAATCCTGTTACTAATGTACCTTTATCTTTAACTGGAGCTGGAGTATATGCAGAAAAAGCACAACCAAGTTTTAAATCTCCAAAAGAATTTATATTAGATGCTATAAACCCTAGAAAAAATATATTACAGAAAATGCCTATTAAAGTAGAAGACCCTATGTCTGCTGGTATTGCAGTTGCAGAAGCTACAGGATTAATACCTGCTGCTGGATTTTTTGGTAAAGGAGCAAGTAGATTTTTAAGAAATGTACAAGCTAGAAGAGGCGATGACACTATGGGTGGAGGTGGAAGTGGTAAACCACCTATTGATAATGAACAAGAATATTTAAAATTATCTGAAAAATATTACAAAGATTCAGAAGGTGTTTTTTATTCTCCAGTATTAAAAACTTTATTATTAAAAGCTCCTGAAAATGTAAAAGGAGAAGCTTTACTTAAATGGTTAAATAATCAAGAAGGTATAAAAAAAGAAGAATTAAATTTTTTAAAGCTTGATGAATATGTAAAAGAAAATCCTAAAGCTGGTGCTATGGATATGGCTAAATATTCTGATGATAAAAAACTAGAAATAAATACTAATGTTAGAGAAACTACTGAACCTGTAGAATTAAAATTTGATACTGAAGTATCTATGGAAGACCCTTTAGATGGAAGTCTTCCTTGGGAAAATTTAGAAATTTCAGAAGAAGATTATTTAAGGTATCCGTATATGAAAATAACCCCACAATTAGAAGGGTACAATGAGGGCAGGGCTTTTGCTTATGGTAATGGTGACGTTGGGTATCAATTATTTATAGACGGAGAAAGAGTAACAAATAGAGGAAGAGATTTTTCTACAACGGGAGACATAGCTTATAATGCTACAGAAGCTAAAATGCAGTTAGAAGGTATATTAGTAGATGAAGGAATATTAGATATTTATGATAGGTCTAGCACCACTAATACATTATATAAACATCATATAGATGAAGATTTACCCGGAGGAAAAAATTATAAAGAAATTACTTTTAATCTTAATGAAAATGTTGTAAAAGACAAAATTGATTTTAATAAATTTACTAGTGTTCTTGATGGAAATTTTCATTTTAGAAATAAAGAAGATGCAACTCAGTTTGCACATGCTTTGATAAGAGATAGAAAAGTTAGAGTAGGAAACTCAGTAGAAGTTAAAAATAGTTTACATATAGATGAGCTACAATCAGATTTACACACTCAAGGACATAAAGTTGGTTATGATACTCCTAAAAATAGAGAAAAAATTGCAACTGAAGTTGCTGTAAGTTTAAATAAAATTCAAAATTTAGGAGAAGAAATTTTAGATAGTTTCAATTGGAATTCATTAAAAAGAAAAAAAAATACTCCAGATTCATTAAAACAAATGCTTAATATAATTGAAGAAAGAGTTAAAAATTTACCAATAACAAAAACAGAAGTAAACAAAATATTAGAAAATAAAAAAGGAAGTGGTTTTTATGATAGTCTACGACCTGTTGTGGGAGAATTAGGGTCTCATATAGATGATACTTTATACGGAGAAGCATTTATATTAGGTGCTACAACTACATCAAGTAAACAAGTAAATAAACTTTTAGATTTAAAAACAGAAAAACA